TTGACGTTTCCATCAGTAACACCTGCTCTTCCTCCGTGCCAAAGCGCACGGATGTTAACAATGCAGGTGGGTCAGTTTTAGATGATCATACCCACCCAAGTGGGTCACTTTTGCATGCCGATTCACACCAGTACCGGACGCTGCTCGGCGTCTCGGCTTCGCTCGGGCTGCCCTATCACCTGGTCACCGGCGACGTGCGCCAGGCCAACTATTCGAGCCTGCGGGCCGAGTTGGTGGAGTTCCGCCGGCGGGTGCAGCAGCTCCAGCACGGGGTGATCGCGCATCAGCTCTGCCGCCCGGTCTGGGCGCGCTGGCTGGAGACCGCGCGGCTGGCGGGCCGGCTGGATCTGCCCGACCCGGCGGCCGCGCGCATGGTGCAGTGGATTCCGCCCCGCTGGGACTGGGTCGATCCGCTGAAGGACATCCAGGCGCAGGTGCTCGCGATGGAGGCCGGCATCACCTCGCGGCGCAAGGTGGTCGAGGCCACCGGCTACGACGTCGAGGAAGTGGACCGCGAGAACGCCACGGACACGGCGCGCGCCGAGGGGCTGGGCCTGCGCTACCGCACCAGCCCGGGCGAGACGCAGGGGGCGCGGGCGACCCCGGTGACGCGGCCCGATCCGGGCGACGGGGCGGATGGCGACAGCCAAGACGAAGGGGCGGCAGCGGGCCGCGCGACCGAACAGGAGTGACATCATGAAAAGCTGGTACACGATCCGCGCCCGCGACGGCGCCGCGGAGGTGCTGATCTATGACGAGATCGGCGCCTATGGCGTCTCGGCCAAGGGGTTCCTGGCCGAGCTGGGCGCGCTGCCGGATGACGCGACCATCGACCTGCGCCTCAACAGCCCCGGCGGGTCGGTCTTCGATGCCGTGGCCATACACAACGCGCTGAGCCGCCATGCCGGCACGGTGACCGTCTGGATCGACGGCATCGCGGCCTCGGCGGCGAGCTACGTCGCCATGGCAGGCGACGCGATCGTTATGCCCGAGAACGCCTTCCTGATGATCCACGATCCCTCCGGCCTCGTCATGGGCACGGCGGCGGACATGCGCGAGATGGCGGGGACGTTGGACAAGATCGCGGCCGGCATGCTGCGCGGCTACGCGGCCAAATCCGGCAAGACCGAGGACGAGATCGCGGCGCTGATGGCGGCGGAGACCTGGTTCTCGGCCGCCGAGGCGCTGGACGCCGGCCTTGCCACGCGGCTGGCGGATCCCGTGCGCATCGCCGCCAGCTTCGACATCGCCCGCTTCCGGAACGCGCCGCCCGAGCTGGTGGAGGCTGTCGAGCCGGTCGAGACCGCCGATCCGGAAAGCGCGGAGACGGGAACCGACATCGTTGAAGACGCCAACGATGTCGCGCCGGCGCCCGATCCCGAGGCGCACGATTCGGACGGCACGGCGGCAGACGCCGCCACAGGCCCGGACGCCGCGGCCATCCGGGCAGAGGCCATCGCCCATGCGCGGGCCGTCGTCGATCTCTGTCGCCTCGCCGGACAGCCGCAGATGGCCGGGCGGTTCCTCGAGGAGGACGCCAGCCTCGACGCAGTGCGCGCCGCGCTGCTGCACGCGAAGGCCGAGGCCGCGCCCGAGATCACGCCTCATCACCCGCAACCGGGGCGCAGCGCCACGACCCGCCCCTGGGGCGACGTCATCGCCCGCACCTTCAAGCTGAAAGGATGACTCCATGACCACGCTGACAGAGGGCACGCATCCCGGCGGCTTCCTCGTCTGGGAAGCCCATCGCGACTACACCCGCGAGACGATCACCGTCGCCTCCGGAACGCTCGTCCCCGGCACGGTGCTGGGCCAGATCACGGCCTCGGGCAAATACGCCGCGCATGATCCCAATGCCACCAACGGCACCGAGACCGCGGTCGCGGTGCTCTGGGGCAAGGCGGATGCGTCCGGTGGCGATGCCCCGGCCGTCGCGATGGTCCGCGGGCCCGCCATCGTCAACCGCCACGATCTCGTCTTTGCCGGCACGCCGAGCGATCCCGAGATCGCCGCGGCCCACACGGCGCTCCTCGCCGCGGGCATCCTCGTCCGCTGACCGCGCATCCCCACACCCATCCCTGACCCGGAGGCATCAACATGGCAACCATGGACATCTTCGAAGGCGATGCCTTCACCATCGTCGAGCTCACCCGCGCGCTCGAGAACATCCCCTACAAGCCCGCGATCCTGTCGGGCGCGAACCTTTTCGGCGCCCGCGGGGTCCGCGCGCGCACCGTGATGATCGAGAGCCGGGACGGCACGCTGTCGCTGATCCCGTTCTCCGAACGCGGCTCGGCCTACGAGAGCCAGATCCCCGAACGCCGCGAGATGCGCGCCTTCGTCTGCCGGCAGTTCAAGAAGCAGGATGTGCTCTGGGCCTCGGAGATCCAGTCCATCCGCGACTTCGGCTCGGAGACCGCCGTTCAGCAGGTGCAGGCCGAGGTGGCGCGCAAGCTCGGCCGCCTCAGGAACGACGCCGAGGCCACCTTCGAGTTCCACCTCTTCAACGGCATCCAGGGCGTGGTGAAGGACCCCAAGGACGGGGCGACGGTCATCGACTACCACGCCGAGTTCGGCATCACGCCCGCAGCGGAGGTCGACTTCGATCTCGACAATGCGACACCCGCCTCGGGCGCGCTGCGCAAGCGCTGTCAGGCGCTGATCGAGAGCGTCGAGGACAGCTTGGGCGGGCTCGCCGCCGGCCAGGTGCAGATCCGCGCCGAATGCGGCTCGGCCTTCTTCGCCGATCTCGTGGCGCACAAGGAGGTGCGCGAGACCTACCTGAACACCGCGGCGGCCGCCGATCTGCGCGGGCGCGTGGGCGAAGAGGTCAGCTTCGGCGGCATCACCTTCCGCCGCTACCGCGGGGGCCTCGGCTTCGGCGTGCCCACCGACAAGGCCTACTTCTATCCCGAAGGCGTCGAGGGGCTGTTCGAGATCTACTACGCCCCCGCCGACACCTTCGAGACGGTCAACACCGTGGGCCAGCCGCTCTACGCGCGCATGATCCCGGATCGCGACCGCGACGAATGGGTGCGGCTGGAGATCGAGAGCAATCCGCTGCCGATCTGCACGCGCCCGCAGGTGCTTCGCTCGGCGCGGCGGACCTGATGAGCGTGGTTGCCATGGCCCTCGATGCGCTCTTCGCGGATGACAACATCGCCCGCGAGGCCGTCTACACGCCCGAGGGTGGTGCCCCCGTCCTCGTCCGGGTCGTGGCGCGACGCGCGGACGAGACCACAGGTTTCGGCGACGCGCGCATCTGGTCGGAGACCACGCGCGTGGATCTGCGCGTGGCCGAGGTGGCAAACCCGCGCCCGGGCGACCGCATCGAAATCGACGGCGAGGCCTTCCTCATCCAGGGCGAGCCCGTCCGCGACCGCGAGCGGCTGGTCTGGACCTTGGACCTGCGCCCGGCATAGGAAGGTGCGAGAGATTTCGTCCGCTCAGGATAAGCAGATGCAACACGATTGGAGCCGGCTGAGCCATCTGCAGATCGGGCGATATGCCGAGTACTTCACCAAGATGCAGTTCACGTTGCTCGGCCTCGATGTCTACTCGGCGGAGGTCGACGATCGCGGGATTGACTTCGTCGTGCGGCAGGAACCCGACCGATACTGGGACGTGCAGGTCAAGTCCGTGCGGAAGCTCAACTACGTTTTCTTCCGGAAGGACGTGTTCCGTATCCGATCCAACCTGCTGGTTGCACTTACGCTGTTCGAGGACGGCCTGGCACCTCATCAGTATCTCATACCTGCATCTCGGTGGGCCGAACCAGACGGTCTCTTCGTCGACCGGGATTATGAGGGCGCGGTCAGCAAGCCAGAATACGGCCTGAACCTCTCTCGAAAGCGGCTTCCAGACCTGGAGTCTTTCCGCTTCGAACATGCTGCCGCCAACATCTTCGGCGCTGGCGCGTCACGCGACTGATCGTGTCTCCGAAATCCGGATGAAACTGAATCTGGACGTCACACCGGACCTCGCCGCGCTCATGGCTGCGGAGATCAAGGCGGGCGAGCGCGCGGTGACCACGGCGATGCGGGAGGCCGGCGGGCAGCTCAAGGCCGACTGGCGCCGCCAGATCACCGGCGCGGGGCTGGGCCAGCGGCTGGCCAGAAGCATCCGCGCGGAGACATGGCCCAAGGGCACGACCAGCATCGGCGCGGCCTCGCTGGTCTGGTCGAAGGCCCCGGCCATCGTCGGAGCCCACGACACCGGCCCTCTGATCCGCTCGAAGACCGGCTTCTGGCTCGCGATCCCGACGCCCGCCGCCGGCCGCGGCCTGCGCGGCGGCAAGATCACCCCGGGCGAATGGGAGCGCCGCCGGGGGCTGCGGCTCCGCTTCGTCTACCGCAGGCGGGGCCCCAGCCTGCTCGTGGCCGACCGCGCCCGCATCAATAAGCGGGGCCAGGCGGTGGCCTCGCGCGCGAAGACCGGCCGCAACCAGGTCACCGCGCCGATCTTCCTGCTGGTCCCGCAGGTCAAGCTGCCGAAGCGGCTGGACCTCGACCGGGACGCCGAGCGGGCGCACGGCAGCGTGCCGGGGCTGATCGTGGCAAACTGGGTGGAGGGGAGGCTGTGATATCGGCAAGCGGGACGAAGCTGTCTCCTAAGTCGCCACCGCTGAGGCCATGTTGCGGATATTCGGGACAGCGGGCAAACTCGAGAAATGCCGATACGGATCGCCAACTCTTCGGATATCGAAGCCTGGGCCGACCTGCGTGCCCAGCTTTGGCCGGATGCGTCATTCGACGAACACCGTGATGAAATAGCGGCGATTCTCGCAAGACCCCACGGGGAGTACATCGCCTTCTTGGAGGAAGATAATGGGACTGGGCTCCGCGCCTTCGCCGAGGCCGCCCTGCGCCGAGACCATGTGAACGGATGCGAAACGACGCCCGTCGCTTTTCTGGAGGGGATCTTCGTGCGCGCCGAGCATCGGGGCTGCGGTATCGGCGGCCAGTTGTTGCGAGCAGTCCAATCCTGGGCGCGCGAACGCGGATGTACGGAGCTTGGATCAGACGCGGATCTCGCGAACACCTCAAGCCACGCCTTCCATGCGGCCGTAGGCTTCGAGGAGACAGAACGCGTCGTCTTTTTCCGAATGCCCCTGTAGCTCAGCTTCCGCCACCTCGGGAGCGTTGGCGACAATCGCAGCGAGTTTACCAAGGGTTCGAAGCCGACCTCTCCTGCACCTGCATAGCAGTGAAGAACCATGCCCACCCCTCGCGAAACCATCCTCGCCGCGCTGCACGCGCGGCTCTCGGCGCTGCCGGCCACTGCCCTGCGTGGTGAGGTGCTGCCCGAGCGGGTGCCGGCCGAGGGCCTGCTGATCCTGCGGGACGGCGAGCCGGGCGAGCCCGAGGTCACGCTCTCGCCGCTTGCCTACCACTACCAGCACCGCGCCGAGATCGAGGCGGTCGTGCAGGGGACCGACCGTGACGTCGCCTTCGACACGCTGACAGCCAGCATCGGCACGGCGCTCGCCGCGGACCGGACGCTGGGCGGGCTCTGCGACTGGGTCGAGGCGGAGGCGCCGCGGCCGGTCGATCTGCCGGTCGAGGGCGCGGCCAGCCTGAAGGCGGCGACGATCGCGGTGGTGCTGCACTACACGACGGACGACCCGCTGAGCTGAGCGCGGCGCCCACGACACCGGGGCACCCCCAAACCCAACCACTGACCCACCGGCCCGCGGACCCGCTCCGCGGGCCGCTTCTTTCTGCGACAGGAGACCACCATGGCACGATCCCTTGGGGCGCGGGCGCGGCTGGCGCTCGGCTTCGAGACCACCTACGGCACGCCGCCGGCCAGCGGCTTCATCCGCATGCCGTTCGCGCCGGGGCTGACCGTCGCCGCCGAACAGCCGCTGCTCGACTCCGAGCTGCTGGGCTACGGCCGCGATCCGCTGGCGCCGGTCAAGGACGCGATCACCGCCGATGGCGACGTGGTGGTCCCGATCGACGCGGAGGCCTGGGGCCACTGGCTCAAGGCCGCCTTCGGCGCGCCCGTGACCAGCGGCACCGGGCCCTACACCCACGAGTTCCAGTCGGGCGCCTGGGACCTGCCGAGCTTCGCGCTGGAAAAGGGCCTGCCGGAGGTTCCGCATTACGCGATGTATCCCGGCTGCCGGGTCAACCAGTTGCAGTGGTCGATGGAGCGCTCGGGCCTCGTGACCGCGACGGTCGGCGTCATCGCGCAGGGCGAGGACAAGAGCGCCACCAGCCAGGCCGGCACGCCGAGCGAGCCTGCGCTCAAGCGCTTCGGCAGCTTCAACGGCAGCGTCCAGCGCAACGGCACCGCGCTCGGCAATCTCGTCTCGGCCGAGATCACCTATGCCAACAATCTCGACCGGGTGGAGACGATCCGCGCCGACGGCAAGATCGACGGCGTGGAGCCCGGCATCGCCGCGCTCACCGGCAACGTGGTGGTCCGCTTCGCCGACGAGACGCTGCTGCAACAGGCCATCGACGGCGATCCTTGCGAGCTGGTGTTCGGTTACGCGCTGCCCTCGGGCGAGAGCTTCACGCTCACCGGGCATGCCGTCTACCTGCCGCGCCCGCGGATCGGGATCGACGGGCCGCAGGGCATCCAGGCGACCTTCGACTGGCAGGCGGCGCGCGACCCCGGCACCGGCCGCATGGCCACCGCAACGCTCATCAACGACGTGGACCAGTATTGATGCTCCGACTCGACATGACGCGCAAACCCGCCTGGCACGACATGCCCGGCGGCGTGCGCCTGAAACTCCTGCCGATCACCACCGCGCTGATGGCCGAGGCGCGCCGCGACCCGGACGTGGTCGAGGCGCTGGAGACCGTGCCCGGCGAGGGCGACGATGCGGAGACATCGCGCGCGAGCGACGAAGCGGTGGCGATCCCCTTCGCGGTGGCGCTGGCCCGGCTCGCGATCGTCGAGTGGGAGGGCGTGGGCGACGCGAAGGGCGCCCCGGTGGACCCCGGGCCCGAGACGATCCCGGCGCTGATGGACATCTGGCCGATCTTCGAGGCGTTCCAGACCCGCTACGTCCAGAAGGGGCTGCTGCTGGAGCAGGAAAAAAAACGCCTCTGCGCCCTCGCAGCCTGGGTCTGGGGCGGGGGCGCGGAGTACTGCGCAGGGTGCCAAGGGCCGTGCCCGGACTGCCCGCAAACGCAAGAGCGGCCGCTGACGCTCGAGGGCCGGCAGGTACGGGACCTGGTGCAGGCGGCGGGCGGCCAGCTGCGGCTGGCGCCGATGGGCGGCGTCATCGGCTTCGACATGACCGCGCTGCTCGCCATGGCGCGCGCCCGCGGCGTTGACCCGGCCGCCGCCGCCGAGCTTCTCCCGCATGTCGAGGCGGCGGTGGTCGAGACCCTGCAGAAACGAAGCGACGAGGCCCGCGGAGACGGCGGCGCCATGGGGGCTGAGTGATGGCCGAAAAACGCGTGAGCGTCCGCCTGTCCGCGACGGGCGGTCGTCAGGTCAAGGATGCGCTCCGCGGTGTGGGCGAGGCCGGGCAGCAGGGCTTCCGGCGTCTCTCGCACGAAATGGAGGCGGCGAACCGCCGGCTCGCCCGCTTCGCGCGGCAGGCTTCGCGGATCGCCCGGGTCGTCGGCGCCGCGGCTGCGGCGGCCGGTGCGGCGCTGATCCGCTCGGGGCTTCAGACCATCGATGCGCAGGCCAAGCTCGCGCAGTCGCTCGCCACCACCACGGCGAGCGTGCAGGTGCTCGCCCGGGCGGCGGACCTGTCGGGCAATTCCTTCCGCGAGCTCGAGGCCGGGTCCGCGCGCCTGACCCGGCGCCTGTCGCTCTTCGCCGCCGACGGGAGCGGGCCGGCGGCCGATGCGATCCGGCGGCTGGGGCTCAACGCGGCGGAGCTGCTCGCGCTGCCGCTCGATGCGCGCATCGCGCGGGTGACCGAGGCGATCCGGCAGAACGCGGCGGCTTCCGAGCAGGCGGCGCTGTTCTCGCAGCTCTTCGGCGACCGCGCCTTCGTGGCCTTCCAGCGACTCGACCCCGCGCAGCTGCGCCAGGCGAACGACGAGCTGCGCCGCTTCGGCGTGCTGGTGAACGACGCCGACGCGGACCGGATCGAGGAGACGAACGACGCGATCTCGCGGCTGGGGCTGCTCTGGCGCGGCCTCTCGAACCAGCTGGCCGTCGCCGCCGCACCGGCGCTGCAGAGCGCGGCCGAGGGGCTGGCCAGGCTGGGCGAAGTGGGCGGGCCGATCCAGCGCGTCTTCACCGGCATCTCCGACGCGCTCGTCCTGCTGATCGACAATGTCGGGCGGGTGGCAAGCACCGCAGCCGCTCTCGCCGGGTTCCTCGCCGGCCGCTGGGTTGCAGGGCTCGCCGCAGCGGCGCTCTCGGTCCGCGGGCTCGCCACGGCGCTGGTGGTCCTGCGCGGGGCGCTGATCCGCACCGGCATCGGCGCGCTCATCGTCGGCGCGGGCGAGCTGATCTACCAGTTCACGCGCCTCGCGGCGGCGACCGGCGGCATCGGCGCGGCGCTCGGGCTGCTGAAGGACGTGGCGGCGGAGGCGTGGGACCGGATCGCCCTGCGCGCCGGCGCCGCCTGGGCGCGGGTGGAGGCTGGCTGGGCCGTGGCGCAGGCGACGATCCTTGAGGGTCTGCAGGGCGCGACGGAGGCCGTGGTCGGCTGGGGCAACAGCACCGTCGCGACCTTCTCGGGCGCCTTCGACGCGGTGAAGGCGACCTGGCGCGCGCTGCCGGAGGCCATCGGGGATTTCGCCTTCCAGGCCGCGAATGCCCTGATCGACGGCGTCGAGTCGATGATCAACGGCGTGGTGGCGCGAATCAATCGCTTCATCGCCCGGCTGAACGCGGCGCTCTCCAATCTGCCCGACTGGGCGACCGGCGAAGGTGGCCTCTCCATCGGCCGGCTGGACCCGGTCGAGCTGGGCGGGGTCGAGAACCCCTTCGCCGGCGCGGCCTCGGCGGTCGGCGATGCCGCGGGCGACGCCTTCCGCGCCGCCATGGGCCGCGCTCACGTCGAGGCGCCGGATCTCTTCGGCGGGATGGCCGCGGATGCGCGGGGCCGCGCTGCGGGCTACGCCGAGGCGGCCGGCATGCTCACGGAGGCCGCCGCGCGCCCGATGACCGCTTGGCAGGCGCTGAAGGACGCCGTGGCGGGCGCGGGCTCGGATGGCGCGGCGGCGCTCGAGGCGGCCACGGCCTCGGCCGACCGCTTCGAGGAGGCGCTTGGCGCGGCCGGACAGGCCGCCACCGACGCTGGTGCCGCGGCCGGCGCGGCAGCCTCCGCCGCCGAGCCGAGCACCGAGCGGGCCGTCACCGGCTGGCAGGCGGTCACCGCCGCGCTGTCGGACTACGCCACCAGGGCGCGCGAGATCGGCGGTGATATCGGCCAGAGCCTCGTCGGCGCCTTCCGCTCGGCCGAAAATGCCGTTGGCGAGTTCGTGAAGACCGGCAAGCTGAAGGTCCGCGATCTCGTCACCTCGCTCATCGCCGATCTCGCGCAGCTCGCGGCGCGGCGCTTCATCCTGGGGCCGATCGCGGGTGCGCTCGGCGGCGCGCTCGGGGGCGCCGGCGGGCTCTTCGCCAACGTCCTGCATGCCGGCGGCGTGGTCGGAGCACCTGGACCCGGGCGCATGGTCCCGGCTGCGGCCTTCGCGGCGGCCCCGCGGATGCATTCCGGCGGCACGCTCGGCCTGCGTCATGACGAGGTGCCGGCGATCCTGCAGCGCGGCGAGCGGGTGCTCTCTCGCCGGGAGGCGCGCGGCTTTGAGGCCCCGCGCCGCGACCGCGAGCCCGCCCCGATCGTCAACATCTCGATCCAGACCCGCGACGCCGAGAGCTTCCGGCAGTCCCGCACACAGGTCGCGGCCGACATCTCGCGCGCCGTGGCCATGGGCCGGAGGGGCATGTGATGGCGTTCCACGAGGTCCGGTTTCCCGACAACATCAGCCGCGGCGCGCGGGGCGGGCCGGAACGGCGCACGCAGATCGTCGAACTTGCCTCGGGCGACGAGGAACGTAACGCCAGCTGGGCCAACTCGCGCCGCCGCTACGATGTCGCCTATGGCATCCGCCGCGCCGACGATCTGGCAGCGGTCGTCGCCTTCTTCGAGGCGCGAAACGGCCGCCTGCATGGCTTCCGGTTCAAGGACTGGGCCGACCACAAGTCATGCCTGCCTTCGGGCACGCCATCGCCCACCGACCAGGCGATCGGCACCGGCGATGGCACGATGACCGCCTTTCAGCTGGTGAAGCGCTACGCCTCGGGCGCGCAATCCTGGACGCGCGCCATCGCCAAGCCGGTGGCGGGGACTGTGCGCATCGCCCTCGGCGGGGTCGAGCAGCCCTCCGGCTGGTCGGTCGACACCACGACCGGCGTCGTCACCTTCAGCGCCGCGCCGGGCGCTGGCGTCGCCATCACCGCGGGCTTCGAGTTCGACGTGCCCGTCCGTTTCGACACCGACGTGCTCGACGTGACGCTCGACCTCGAGCGGCTCGGCTCGATCACCTCCATTCCGCTTCTGGAGATCCGGCGATGAACGACACCGGCAGCTTCGTGGCCGCGGTGCTGCGTGAGCTCGCGGCATCGACGGCCGTGATCCTCGCCGCCTGGGGCGCGCTCGGCGGCGCCACGAACGCGCTGACGACAAAGATGCGGCTGCGCGATGCGCTTCGGCACATCCTGCTTGGCGGGCTCATCGCAGCCGGGATGGGCAGTCTCTCCATGGCCGTCATCGCGGCGTGGCTGGGGCTGTCGCCCGAGGCGATCCCGGCGGGCGGAGCGGCGGGGTCGGCCGCTTATCTCGTCGGCGTGTTCGGGCCGGCCTTCATCGAGGTCGTCCTCGCCCGGCTGCGCGCCGCCAAGGGGCGCAAGGATGACTGAGCTTCTCCGCCTTGCCCGCGCGCTGCGCACCGGGTGCGAGGATCCCCGCACGCGGTTCGCGCATCGGGTGCGCGTCGGCCTCGCCGTTGCGGCGCTGATCCTGATCCTCTCGTTTCTGGAGTAATCCCATGCAGATGACCGAGCGGGGCCTGCTGGCCCTGGCCGGGCACGAAGGAGTCGTGCCCGCGCCCTACCGCGATTCCACCGGCACCTGGACCTTCGGCATCGGCCATACGGTGGCGGCCGGGCCGCCTGACCCCGCGCAGATAGCCCGCGGCATGCCCGCCGATCTCGATGCCGGGATCTGTGAGGCGTTCCGGGTCTTCCGGGCGGACATCGCGACCTACGAGGCCGAGGTCCGGGCCGCGGTGACCGTCCCGCTGGCGCCGCACGAGTTCGATGCGCTGGTCTCGTTCCACTACAATACCGGCGGCATCGCCCGCGCTGCGCTGACCCGCCACCTGAACGCCGGCGACCAGGAGGCGGCCGCGCAGGCATTTCTGAACTGGCGGCGGCCGGCCGAGATCATGCCCCGGCGCGAGGCGGAGCGCGACCTGTTCCGCCATGGCCGCTATCCCGGCGGAACCATCCCGGTCTGGTCCGTGGACCGCACGGGCCGCGTGGACTTCTCGCGGCCGATCCGGCGGCTGGCACAGAGCGAAGCGCTGGCGCTCCTGCAACCCGCCAAGCCCCATACCCCAGTCACCCCCACGCCGACCGGCTGGCTCGCACGGTTGGCCACCTTCTTCTCCACCCTGATCCGGAGGGCCTGACCCATGCGCTACGTTCGCCCCAACTCCATGACCTGGTGGGCAGGACTGCTCGCCATGCTCACCGGCATCGCCTCCCTCGCATTGCCTTCCACCGGGCCGCTCGGGGAACTCTCCCGTCTCGTCGCGCTGCTCGCCGGCAGCGGCGATGCCTCACCGGCGGGTCTCTTGTTCCTCGGGCTCGGCCTGATCGGCCTGCGCGACCGGATCGAGCGCGGGTTCCGTGGCGATGCTTGAGTTCCTCGCAGGTCTGGTCGTGGGCGGCTGCCTCGGCGTCTTCGTCGCAGCTCTCTGCGTCGCGGCCGCGCGCGGAGAGCGTAACGGTGGCTGAGTTCCTGATCTGGCTGGTCGCGGCTCTGGGCGCGGTCGGAGGTGTCGTCCTCGGCCGGGTCTGGGGGCGTGCAGAAGGGGAACGCGCGGGCAAACGGGAGGCGGAACAAGATGCGATCGAAGACGAGAACAAGCGCGTCGAGAGGGGACGCGACGCGGTTCGTGACGGCCGCGGCGCTGGCGATCCCGCTGACCGGCTGCGCCGTAACGACGGGCGTTGGTGATGCAGGCTGTGCCTCCTATGCCGAGGCGCGGCTCACCCGGCCGGATGCCGAGACCGTCGCGGAGGTTCCGCCGGACTGGGCGAACTGGATGGCCGATCTCGACGACCGAATGACGGGAACCTGCCGATGAAGACCCTCGATCAAGCTCTGCAGGCGCATCTCGACGATGGCACGACGACGCTCGCCTGGTGCTGGCGGATCACGCGCGCCGATGGCGTCACCTTCGGCTTCACCGATCACGACCGGACGCTCGCCTTCGACGGGACCGACTTCGAACCCGAGAGCGGTCTGACCGCCTCCGAGGTGCGCTCGGGTTCGGACCTGTCGGTCGATGCGCAGGACGCCGAGGGCGTGCTGACCTCCGACCGGATCACCGAGACCGACATCCTCGACGGCCGCTGGGACAATGCCGAGGTCGAGGTGTGGCGGGTGAACTGGACCGACACGAGCCAGCGCGTGCTGATGCGGCGCGGCGCCATCGGCCAGATCAGGCGCGGGCGGCTGGCGTTCGTCGCCGAGGTGCGCTCGCTCGCCCACGTGCTTGGCCAGACGGTCGGGCGGACCTTCCAGGCGACCTGCGACGCCGCGCTTGGGGACGACCGCTGCGGCGTCGATCTCGAGGATCCGGCCTACAAGGGCGCGGGCGCCGTCATCGATCTCCTGCGCGACCGGGCCTTCACCGCCTCTGGCCTCGGCGGCTTCGCCTCCGGCTGGTTCACCTTCGGCACCGTGGAATGGACGAGCGGCGCGAACGCGGGTCGTCGGGCCGAGGTGCTTGGCCACGATGTGACGGACGGCGTGGCGATCCTGACCCTGCTCGAAGCGCCGGTGCGGGGGATCGCCGAGGGCGACGCCTTCATCATCCGCGCGGGCTGCGACAAGCGCATTGAGACCTGCGGGGCGAAGTTCGCGAACACTGCCAACTTCCGCGGCTTCCCGCACATACCGGGCCAGGACACGATCCTGCGCTACGCGACGAAGGACGGCGGTCACGACGGGGGCGTGCTGTGAGAGCCAGCGATCCGGAACGGGTGATCGCGGCGGCGCGCGGGTGGCTTGGTACGCCGTATCACGACCAGGCGAGCCTGCGCGGCGTTGGCTGCGACTGCCTCGGGCTGGCCCGCGGCGTCTGGCGCGAGATCGTCGGTCCCGAGCCATTCCCGATCCCGCCCTACAGCCGCGACTGGGGCGAGACCGGCCCGCGAGAGGTGCTGGCGGAAGGCGCGCGCAGCATGATGATCGAGGTGCCTTCCGCAAAGGCCGGTCCCGGCGCGCTGGTGCTGTTCAGGATGATGCCGCGCGCCATCGCCAAGCATGTCGGGATCCTGACCGGGCCCGCCAGCTTCCTCCATGCCTATGAGCGGCTCGGCGTGATCGAGGAACCTCTCACCCCATCCTGGCGGCGGCGCATCGCCGTCGCCTTCCTGTTCCCGCAACGCTGAGACCCCGACATGGCCACCCTCGTTCTCGGCGCGGCCGGCGCCGCCATTGGCGGGTCGATCGGCGGCGCGATCCTCGGCGTGAGCGCCGCGACCATCGGCGGCTTCGTGGGCTCCACCATCGGCTCGGTGGTCGACAGCTGGATCGTGTCCTCGCTCGCGCCGACCCAGCGGATCGAGGGGCCGCGGCTCGACAGCCTTCGGATCACCGCCTCGACGGAGGGTGCCGTCATCCCGCGCGTCTACGGCCGGATGCGCATGGGCGGGAACGTGATCTGGGCAACCGACTTTCGCGAGGAGACCAAGACCACCACGCAGGGCGGCGGAAAGGGCGGCGGGGGCGGCGGCAAGGTCAAGACGACCGAGTATCTCTACTATGCCAGCTTCGCCGTGGCGCTCTGCGAGGGGCCGATCACCGGCATCGGGCGCATCTGGGCCGACGGCAAGCTCCTCGACACCGCCGGGATCACGTGGCGCTGGTATCCGGGCGACGAGGCGCAGACCGCGGACCCGTTCATCGCGGCGAAGATGGGCGCCGCGAACACGCCGGCCTATCGCGGCACGGCCTATATCGTCTTCGAGGATCTGCCGCTGGGCAACTACGGCAATCGCCTGCCGCAGCTCTCCTTCGAGGTGTTCCATCCGCTTGCCGATCCCGACACGGCCGAGGGGTTGACCCGAGCCGTCACCATGATCCCCGCCTCGGGCGAGTTCACCTATGCCACGACCGGTATCCGCAAGGGCAGCGGCGGGGCGCAGACGCCGGAGAACCTGAACGCGCTCTCGGACACCGCCGACATGGTGGTGGCGCTGGACCGCCTGCAGGCGATGGCGCCCAAGGTCGAAAGTGTGAGCCTCGTCGTCGCTTGGTTCGGCAACGACCTGCGCGTGGGCGACTGCACGATCCGTCCCGGCGTCGAAGTCTCGGCGAAGACCACGAGCCCGCAGACCTGGTCGGTGAACGGCGTGAGCCGCGCCAGCGCCCACCTCGTCAGCCGCGACGACCAGGACCGGCCAGTCTATGGCGGCACGCCGGCCGATTTCGCTGTGGTCCAGGCCATCAAGGAGATGAAGGCGCGCGGGCTGCGCGTCACCTTCTATCCCTTCATCCTGATGGACGTGCCGCCCGGCAACACGCTGCCGAACCCGTATTCCGACAACGCCGCCGAGACGGGGCAGCCGGCCTTTCCGTGGCGGGGCCGGATCACCTGTTCGCCCGTGGCAGGCTACGCCGGCAGCGTCGACAAAACCGCCGCGTCGGCAAGCCAGATGTCGGCCTTCTTCGGCAGCGCCAGTCCGTCCGACTTCGCGGTTTCGGGCGAGACCGTCTCATGGACCGGCGCGACGGGCGACTGGGGTCTGCGCCGTATGGTGCTGCACTACGCCCATCTCTGCGCGGCGGCGGGCGGGGTCGACGCCTTCCTGATCGGGACGGAGATGCGTGGCCTCACCACGATCCGGTCGGGCGCCAACGTCTATCCGGCGGTGCAGGCCTTCCGCGATTTGGCGGCCGACGTGCGCGCGATTCTCGGGGCGGGCACGGCGATCAGCTACGCAGCCGACTGGAGCGAGTACTTCGGACACCAGCCGGGCGATGGTTCGGGCGACGTGTTCTTCCACCTCGATCCGTTCTGGGCGGACGGCAACGTCGATTTCATCGGGATCGACAACTACATGCCGCTCTCCGACTGGCGGGACGGGTTCGAGCATGCCGATGCGCAGGAGGGCTGGCCCGCGATCTACGACCGCGCCTACCTGCAGGCGAACATCGCGGGTGGCGAGGGCTTCGACTGGTTCTACGCAAACGCGGCGGATCGCTCCGCGCAAATGCGCACGCCGATCAGCGACGGAGCGGCCAGCAAGCCGTGGGTCTTTCGCTACAAGGACCTGCGCAGCTGGTGGTCGAACGCGCATTACGACCGCCCCGGCGGGGTGGAGAGCGGGACGCCGACAGCATGGGCGCCGCAGTTGAAGCCGATCTGGTTCACCGAGCTCGGCTGTCCCGCCATCGACCGGGGCTCCAACCAGCCGAATGTCTTCTTCGACCCGAAATCCTCGGAAAGCTTCGTGCCCTACTTCTCCCGCGGCTGGCGGGACGACGCGATCCAGCGCGCCTATCTCGAGGCCACGAATCTTTTCTGGGGGGAGGTGGCGAACAATCCGATCTCGTCGGTGTACGGCGGCCGGATGGTGCACGTTCCCGAATGCGCCGCCTGGACCTGGGACGCGCGGCCCTATCCCTTCTTCCCGGCGCTGACCGACGTCTGGACGGATGGCGCGAACTGGCGCCTCGGCCACTGGCTGACCGGACGGCTCGGCGCGGTGTCGCTTGCAGCACTCGTCCGCCACCTCTGCGTGCGCGCCGGGCTCCCCGAGGATCGCATCGACGTCACCGGCCTCTGGGGTGCGGTCGAGGGCTATGCCATAGGCGCTCTGGAGAGCCCGCGCGCCTCGATCACCACGCTCGCGCGCCACTTCGGCTTCGACGCGGTCGAGACCGAGGGCATGATCCGCTTCGTCATGCGCGGCCGGGCCTCTGTCGCGACCCTCACACCCGACGATCTGGTGGCCGCCCGCGAGGGCGACGTGCTGGAACTGACGCGCGGCCAGGAGACGGAACTGCCGCAGGCTCTGAAATGGCAGGTCGCCCGCGCCGACGAGGATTACGAGGCGGCGCAGGTCGAGGCCCGGCGCATCACCGTCGACACGACGCGGATCGCCTCGGAGTCCTTCCCGATGGCGGTACCGCCAGAGGAGGCCGAACGCCGATGCCGCCGCGCGCTCATGGAGGCATGGGTGGGGCGCGAGACGGCGGCGTTACGACTGCCGCCCTCGCGGCTGGCGCTCGACCCCGCCGATGTCGTGAGCCTCAATCATGACGGCCGCACCACCCCGCTGCGGCTCGTCTCCATCGCCGACGCTGACGCGCGCGGCATCGAGGCCGTTCGCCAGGATCGCGAGGCCTACGACCTCCCACCCGGCGCGCCACGGCCTTCGGCGCTCTCGCAGGCCGTCGTGTTCGGTGCACCCGAGGCGGTGCTGCTGGACCTGCCGCAGCTGACCGAGGACCAGCCAGCGCACCGACCGCTGGTCGCGGCGCACGCGGCTCCCTGGCCCGGCGAGATGGCGGTGTTCCGCAGCCCCTCGACCGACGGCTTTGAGCTGCTGGCGACGTTCGGCAGCCGCGCCCGGATCGGGGCGCTGGTCTCGGACTTCTACGCCGGGCCAAATTCGCGTTTCGACCTCGGCAATGCGCTGGTGGTCGATCTGCTCACTGGCACCCTGGAAAGTATCACCGACCTGACCCTGTTCGGCGGCGCCAACGCGCTCGCGATCGAGAGCGCGCCGGGTGCTTGGGAGATCGTGCAGGCGGGCGCGGCGGAACTGCTGGCGCCCGGCCGGTATCGGCTGACCCGACTCTTGCGCGGCCAACGCGGGACCGAGGGCGCCATGGGCAACCCGGCTCCCGCGGGCGCGCGGGTGGTGGTGTTGGACGACGCTCTGGCGTCCCTGCCGATCGCCGAGGCCGATCTCGGATTGCCGTGGAACTGGCGCATCGGCCCGGCGAACCGTCCGGTCAGCGACGAGACCTATGTCGGGCAGGCCTTCATGCCCGAGGGCATCGGACTGCGACCGTTCTCAGTTGCCCATGTCGAGCAGCCGTGGCGCAAGGCGCGCAGTCCCGGCGATCTGACGATCCGCTGGACGCGCCGGTCACGCGCGCTGTCCGCCGACAGCTGGGGCGGGCTCGAGGTGCCGCTGGCCGAGGAGCTGGAGGCCTACGAGGTCGAGATCCTCAACGTCGCTGCCGTGAAGCGGGTGCTGAGCACGACCACGACCAGCGCGCTCTACACCACCGCCCAGCAGACCGCCGACTGGGGCGCGCCGCTCGGTCCCGGCGACACGCTCGACATCCGGATCTACCAGCTCTCCGCCCTCGTCGGGCGGGGCGCGCCCAAGACCGTCACGCTCCTGTTCTGAAGGCGATCCCATGTCCGACGCCACGACCCACCTCCTGCTGCCCTACATCCTCGCGGCGCAGGCCCAGAAGCACGTCACCCACAACGAGGCGCTGCGGATCCTCGACGGGCTCGTCCAGCTTTCCGTCCTCGACCGGGATCTGACAGCGCCGCCCGGCAGCCCTGCGGATGGCGATCGCTACATCGTCGGCTCGGGCGCGACGGGCGACTGGGCCGGCTGGGACCTCAACGTCGCGCTCTGGACCGACGGCGCGTGGCTGCGCCTGCCGCCGCGCACCGGCTGGCGGGCGTGGGTCGAGGGCGAGGGTTTGCTGCTGGTCTACGACGGCGCGGGTTGGGTCGGGACTACGCCCGCGGCGTTGCAGAACATGGCGCTGCTCGGGCTGGGGACGACGGCCGATGCCTCGAACCCGTTCTCGGCCAAGCTCAACGCCGCGCTCTGGACGGCGAAAACGGTGGCCGAGGGTGGGACGGGCGATCTCTTCTACACCATGAACAAGGAGGCCGCGGGCGACGATCTCGGCCTGACCCTCCAGACCGGCTTCGTGACCAAGGCGCTCGTGGGACTGTTCGGCTCCGACCGCTTCCGCCTCGCGGTGTCCGCCGACGGCAGCACGTTCTTCGACGGGCTCAGCGTCGACAACACCACCGGCATCGTCGACCAGCCCCGGCTGCCCCGGTTCAAGGCCTACACCAACTACGACAACTATGTCGGCATCGGGGCCTGGACGAAGATCGGCCTCAACAACACCGACTACAACGATCAGGGCGCCTTCGACGCCGCGAACAACCACTTCGTGGCGCCCATCGACGGCACCTACCTCTTCGGCGCGACGCTGCTCTACAAGATCAACGCCAGCGCCACGGCGCGCATGCGCGGGCGGCTCGTCCTGAACGGCACGACCGAGATCCGCGGCTCGTTCGGCGAGATCAGCGGCGCGCATGTCTCGGAGGCGACGGCTCTGTGGCTGCAGACGATGGTTGCGCTCACCGCCGGCGATACCGTCGAGCTCCAGGGCAACTTCCGCGCCGCGGACGGCTACTTCGCAGCCGATCAGACCTCCTTCTGGGGCGTGAAGGTTGGGTGAAACCTTAGTCGACCACTGGGTAGAACGGCCGCCCCCAGTCCTCGCTCGGGTTGTCCATCATCAGGTCCACGAAGACCGGGAGCAAGAAGGCGAGTATCGCTGCGCCATCGCGGACCTGTGCCCGGTTCACTCCGCTGTTCCAGGTCGATCCGCCGTGCACCAACTGATTGCGCAGCACGTAGAGCCGGTCGAATACGAAGCTGAGAACGCGCACGCTGTCGCCGGCCTGGAACGACTGTGCGAAGCTGCGAGAGGATGATCGGAACCTTTCCTCCCAATCCTCGAACCCGTCGATCCCGTTCTGATGCTGCCAGAACGGGTTGAAGACGAAACGGTTCTCCATGAGGGTCCGAACCGGACCCGAGAACCGCTGCCATAGAGCCTTGTAGATGCGCCGTTCTTCGTCCCGCGCCACCAGCTTGCCGAAGTAATCGACGAATGCAGCTCTCTCTCCGGGGACCACCGACTGGAATTCGCGCTCGTCCGCGTAAGCTGCGTTGAAGGCGATCCAGAGGAAGATGAAGCGTGCATCGTGATCGTCACCACACGCCTCGGCTCGTCCGATCCAGCTGATGGAGCGGTGCACGCGCAGGCCCATCGTCTCGGGAAAGCCTGCACGGATCGCGCGTTGCTTCTCCTTCAAGGCGCTGAACGACAGGCTGTCTTGCATCGAATTCCTCCGTCTCAAATTCTCGTTCACGGCATCGCGCCAAAATCGGATCGGCGGTATCCTTCAACCATCGCCCGGAGCGCCTCCGGGGCAATCACCTCGACCTTGTCCCCCCACTGGTAGAGGTGCCACGTCATCTCCACCCAGCCTGCCGCCTCGAAACGAACGACAAGGCTGCCGTCGTCTTGCGCCTCGAGCACTTGGCGGGGATGGAAGCGGAAGCCCGCGGCGCGTTCGGCCGCCTCTGGCGCGAAACGCCAGATCACCTCTCCATACTGTTCGGGATCCTGCCAGACGCCGAAGGACCGCGCGGCGTAATCCGTGATGCTGAAACCGTCCTGCAGCGTAAAGCTCTCGTCCAGCACTTCCGCATCGCGGATCAGATCGATGCGGAAATTGCGTACCTCGTCTGCCTTTGCAGGGTCGCGGGCCGCCAGATAAGTCCGGTGGCCCAGCAAGACCCCGTGCGGTTCGAGGATGCGCCTTGCGTCGTCCCGGTTGTAGCGCACGCGAAGCCGAAACGGGCCGCGCAGCGCCTCGATGATGGCGTCGAGCACGTCCGGCTCGACACTGACCCGCGGGCCGGGGCGCGTGACCTGTCCCATTGCCGCGAGGACCGCCTCGGCATCGGTCTCGATGCGGGACCGGGAGGGCGCCTGCGCAAGCAGCCTCTCGCACAACTCGATCAGAGCCCGGGCATGACGCAGACGACCCTCGGCCTCTGCCCCGCGAGCGGCGATCTCCAAGGCTTCAACACCTGTTTCGTGGCGAAGTTGCAGGCGGTCGAGGCCGGGGTCGAGTAGGCGCCAGCGTCGTTTGCGGTCCTCGCCATCCTCTACCAGGACGTTTCCGAAGGTCTCCTCCAGCGCGTCGGTCATCCGCTGCGCGGTCCGGTGGGACACTCCAAACTCCAGCGCGATCTCCTCGAGGCTGATCCCACTGCGTCTTGCCGCAGCCAACTGCGCAAGCCGGATCAGGTCCTGAGCCTTGGAAAAGGACATGCGCGCCTCGTAGCCTGCCAATTTTTGACACCCTTGGAAGCTAAGAAGGTATCTGTTGCCTGTCGACCTGATTCTCTCACCGCTGCCGAGGAACGGGCGAAAGGCAGACAGAAGCTTCGGAACGGAGATTGATGGCTATGAGCGGGCGTGTGATCAGGATCGAACGAGTTTCTCCACGTGAAGGCGTTGTGGAAGAACCAGACGTCACGTCGAAAGGTTACCGACTTGGCGACCCTGCACATGGCAACGCCAAGCATCACGCCGAACACACCGTCTATGTGAAGACCCTCGATGAAGCTGCAGAGCTGATCGAGAAAGGCTTCTCTCTGTGGATGGGGGCGAAGGGGGAGCGAGCTTCGCTGATTTCACCGCAGAGCCTGCGGATCGTCCGTGGCGGAAATACCAAGAAGGCTTGAAGCGTGGCTGTTCGTACCCCTTCCAGGCACCGGACCTTCGCAAGGGCCGACAGTTATTGACACCCACAGGGATGATTTAAGAAGCTGCAATCACGAGACGTTTTCCGCGGTTCGGGTTGCGCTCATTGACGATTGAAGGAGCCCATGCGGGAAATCGGCGGCAACATCCTCTTCTCGGCGAGCGACCTGATGCGGTTCATGGGCTGCGCCCATGCCACGACGCTCGATCTCATGCGCCTGCGGGGCGAAGGGCCGGAGCCGGGCGAGGACAGCGAGGATGCTGCGCTTCTACAGAAGCAGGGCGACGCGCATGAGGCCGCGCATCTGGAGCGTTTGAAGGGTTCTGGCAGGTCCGTGGTCGAGATCCCGCGCAGTGATCTGGAGCGCGATGCGGAGGCCACGCGTGTGGCGTTGACCGAGGGTGCCGAGGTCGTCTTTCAAGGGGCGTTCCTGTCGGGCAACTGGGGCGGCTGGTCTGACTTCCTGGAGCGCGTGGAGCGCCCGTCCGCGCTCGGGCCCTTCAGCTACGAGGTGGCCGACACCAAGCTGAAGCGTCGGCCGCATCCGAAACACGTCCTCCAGCTCGTGCTCTATTCCGACCTTCTGTCCGAGGTTCAGGGCGCGGCGCCCGAGTTCGCTCATGTCGAACTCGGCTCCGGCGAACGTGCGACGCTGCGGCTCGCCGACTACGCCCATTACGCGCGCGGCGCGCGGGCGCGGCTCGAGGCCTTCGTGGCTGACCCGTCGCCCACGCGCCCCGTCCCCTGCGCCGATTGCGCGCTGTGCCGCTGGGCCGACCACTGCGCCGGCGTCTGGGTCGCCGAGGACAGCCTCTTCAACGTGGCGGGCATCGGCCGCGGACAGGTGAAAAAGCTCGAGGCCGCGGGAATCACGACGATGGAGGCGCTTTCTCGCCTCGATCACCCCATTCGCGGCATGGCCGAGACCACGCGGTCAAAGCTCGTCACCCAGGCCCGGCTTCAACATGCCCGCAAGACGGGAGAGCCAGCTTACGAGCTGCGTGTGCCCGAGCCAGGCAAGGGTTTCGACCTGCTGCCCGAGCCGACACCCGGCGACATCTTCTACGACATCGAGGGCGATCCACATTACGAGGGCGGCCTCGAATACCTGCACGGCGTGTGGTGCGACGGAGACTTCCACGCGTTCTGGGCACATGACCACGAGGCCGAGGCGCAGGCCCTGTCGGAGCTGCTCGCGTTCTTTCGGGGGCGGCTCGATGCGCATCCGGATGCGCGGATCTACCATTACGCACCCTACGAGATCACCGCGCTGCGTCGGCTGACCACCAAATACGGGATCGGCGAGGCGTTCCTCGACCGGCTACTGCGCGAGCGCCGGTTCGTAGATCTCTACGCCGTCGTGCGCGGCGGACTGATCTGCTCGGAGGCGAACTATTCCATCAAGTCGATGGAAGCCTTCTATGATCGAAAGCGCGAAGGCGAGGTGACGACGGCGGGCGGCTCGGTTGTCGCCTACGAACGCTGGCGCGAGACGGGCGAACAGCAGATCCTCGATGAAATCGAGGACTACAACCGCATCGACTGCATCTCCACCGAGGAACTTCGGGATTGGCTGGTCCAGGTCCGGCCCGAATGCTCTTGGCCGCGTCTAGGCGAGGACGCGGGCGACAAGGAAGAGGCGGAAGACGCCGACGCCGAAGAGTTGCATGCGATTCTCGCCGCATCCGGTCTGCCCGAGGAACGACAGCAGATGCTCTTCAATCTCGGCCTCTTTCACAAGCGCGAGGCGAAACCGGCGCAATGGGCAGTCTTCGACAGCGCCGGGAAGGATGAGGACGAGTTGATTGACGACCTGGAGGCGCTCGCCGGGCTCGAGGCTGTTGGCCCGGCGGAACCGGTGAAGCGATCCATGGCGCGCACGTATCGGTTCCCACCTCAGGAGACGAAGCTGCGGGGCGGCAAGAAGGCGACCGTGCCAGTCGCTGACGGACCACCAACCACCATGGAGATCACCGCGCTCGACCGGAGCGGGAGAGAGATCACCCTCAAGGCCGGGCCCAAGAAGGCCGATCTGTTGACCGATCGCCTTACGCTCCACCCGGATTGGCCGCTCAACACCGGCGTCATCGCGGCGGCTCTGCGCGACGTGATCGCGGATCAATGCGGGCCGCGTCGGTTCACCGCTATCGACGACCTGCTGTCGCGTGCCGCCCCGCGCCTGACGACCAACACGAAGCCCGACCTACTAAATGGCGCCGATCCGGTCGCCGGGACGATTGCGGCCGTTGGCGCGATGGACGGCACCGTGCTGCCGATCCAGGGGCCGCCGGGTACGGGCAAGACCTACGTCACTGCGCGGGCGATCCTGTCGCTGGTTCGGAAAGGGCACCGCGTCGGCGTGGCCTCGAACAGCCACGAGGCCATTCGCAATGTACTGATGGGCTGTCTTCTTGCGCTGGAGGACGATGATCCGGACATCACGCTGGAAAATGCCGAGCTCGCACACAAGGTGAGCGGCGAAGAAGACGGCTATCCCGAGGGCTTCACCGGCATCACTCGTACCACGTCCAACGACGATCCCGTGCTTACAGAGGCCCATGTCGTCGGCGGCACAGCCTTTTTCTTCTCACGTCCGGAATTCGAGCAGACGCTGGACTGGCTGTTCGTGGACGAGGCGGGGCAGGTCGGTCTCGCCAACATGGTCGCCATGGGGCGCGCGGCGCGCAACATCGTGCTCGTTGGCGACCCGCGTCAGCTGCCTCAGGTTATCCAGGGTGCGCATCCCGAGCCTGCCAACCACTCCTGCCTCGACTGGATGCTGGGCGATCAAGCGACGATCCCCCCGGGCCGAGGCATCTTCCTTCCCGTCTCGCGGCGGATGCACCCCGAGGTCTGCTGCTTTATCTCGGAGCAGGTCTACGAGGGGCGGCTGACCAGCCACGCGGACACCGCGCGACAGGGAGTTAGCGGCACCCGGTTTCCCGAGGCGGGCGCTTTCTGGGTCCAGGTCGCGCATGAGGGCAATGCTCAGATCTCGACCGAGGAGGTCTCCGCGATCCAAGCCGCGGCGGCCGATCTCCTGCAGGGCGAGTGGACGGAGAAGGACGGCACGCGCCGCCCGATGCGCGAGACCGACATCATCGTTGTCGCGCCGTACAACGCGCAGGTGAATGCCCTTCGCGATGCGCTGCCGCTTGGCGTTCGCGTGGGCACGGTCGACAAGTTCCAGGGACAGGAGGCGCCGGTCTGCCTGGTCTCGATGACTGCCTCATCGGCCGAGGAAACGCCGCGCGGCATGGACTTCCTGTTCTCCCTCAACCGGATCAACGTGGCGGTGTCGCGCGCCAAGGGGCTAGCGCTGGTCTTCGGCGCGCCGCGCCTGCGCGAAGCGAAATGCGAGACTGTCGAGCAGATGCAGCTGATTAACACGCTTTGTGCAGTGACGGCACTCGCTGAAATCAAAGGGGTGCCATGAGATTCGACCCGAAGGACATTGTCGAGCATCTGCGCCACAACCTTGAGCGCTATCCCAGGGCTGACGGGTTTCCTATTCTTCGCGAGCTTCTGCAGAACGCCGACGACCCAAAAGCTGAAAGCGTAGCCGTAAGCCTTCTCAACGGGTGGCCAGATGCTGCCAATCCACTGCTCCGTGGGCCAGGCCTTTTGTTGGTCAACGACGGTGGTTTCGACGCTGGCTCAGCAACGGGCATGCAGACCTTCGGCGGAAGCGTGAAGGCGCTCGACGAATCCGCCGTGGGGCGGTTCGGCCTCGGACAGAAATCAGTCTTTCACCTTTGTGATGCCTTTGTCGTTGTTCCCTGTGGTTACGGAACAGAACACCTACACTTTGTCGTTAACCCTTTCGAGACGCTCGGACGCGAAGGCGATGATTGCCTTCGCTGGGCCAAAGTCGACGAAAGCGATGCCTCCCTTATCGTTTCGGCGGGGGAGCGCTTCATTTCCTCCGTTCAAAGATTGAACTTGTGGTTCCCCTTGCGACGTCCCGGACTGCGCCCCAAGCCGAAGAGCAGCGGCGTCGTCGCCACGGATGTCGAGCCCGAGAGCCTCTCGCCCCTTGCCGACCGCGAACGTCTCGCTGAAATGCTGGCATCGCTGCGCCATGTGCGCCGCGTGGCAATCGAGATCAACGGCGCGCGCATTGAACTCGACCGTGGTGCGGCCCCCGGCATGCTCGGCTACGCCCTTCAGCTGTGAATCGGCATGCAAAAGTGACCCACTTGGGTGGGTATGATCATCTAAAACTGACCCACCTGCATTGTTAACATCCGTGCGCTTTGGCACGGAGGAAGAGCAGGTGTTACTGATGGAAACGTCA